GCGGAGACGGTCTGCCAGGACCGCCCCGAAAGGACCGAAGACGATGCAGAAGTGGGATCGCCACTCCATCCGCGCGGAGCTCAATCGGCGAGGTTTCACCCTCACCGGTCTCGCTCGCGACAACGGCCTCTATGAGAGCGCATGCAGGCAGGCCCTGGACGGGCGCTGCCTCTCAGGCGCTCAGGTCATCGCCAAGGCGCTGGGTCTGACGGTGCAGGAGCTCTGGCCCGACCGCTACATCCAGCGTCGACGCGAGAGTGCCACGACGCCCACGCCCACCGCGAGTCCGAAATGCGCCGATCGTACTGACACCGGGAGGGCCGCATGAGCGCCCTCGTGTCCATGCACGCCCGTGCCACTGACAGCGCCTTCGCGCCGCATCCCCTGAACGAGGGCCGAGAGCCCCGGGCGGCGCGCATCGCGGAGGGGGCGCCTCGCCCCGCTCCCTCCGCTCTCCTCTCCATCGTCGTCGAAGTGGCGCGCGGCATCGGTTGCGCGCTGGCCGTGGCCGCGTTCGGCGCGGCGGTGACTGTCTGGGTCTCGGTGGCCCTCGGCCACTGACGATCGCGCCACCTGCGCAGTGGTGGGGTGGGAGCCTCCCCGTTTCCTCCCTAGACTTCCCCGGGCGGCGTCCCCGCCCGGGGCCTTTTCGAACCACCTTCGAAACAGGCTCACATGACCATTCAGACAATCGAAATCGCCAGGATCGACACGAGCGGACGTCTCCGCCCGATCAATCCGACATGGTCGCGCGCCATGTCTGAGACCCTCGAGCGCGGCGAGAAGTTGCCGGCGATCGAGGTGGTGGAGCGCGGCGACGGCTATCGGCTGATCGCCGGCGGTCACCGTGTCGACGCGCACCTCATCGCCGGCCGGACGATGATCGACGCCGAGGTCTATTCGGCCGCGTCATTCGCCAATGAAGCCGCCATCCGGCTGCGTGAGATCAAGGAGAACATGCTGCGCTTCGAGCTGACGGCGCTCGATCGCGCCGTGCATCTCGCGACGTGGAAGGAGATCCACGAGGCCGCGTATCAGCCGCCCAAGCGCGGCCGTAAGCCGAAGAAAATCGACCCTGAGAAATTGGCGCAGGATTCTGCGGCCTTTTCCATGTCGTTCTCCAAGGCGGCGTCCGAGGCTCTGCGGATCTCGGAACGCTCGATCCAGGTGGCGGTGCAGATCGCCGCCGGGATCGGCCTCGAGGTCCGCGAGCGGATCGCCCGGGCACCGATCGCCGACGTCGCCTCGGAGCTGCTGCAGCTCGCCCATCAGGACGAAGAGCGGCAGACCGTTATCGTCGATCTGCTGCTCGCCGAGGAGCCCCAGGCCGGCACCGTCGCCGAGGCGATCGCCATCCTCGACCGCATCCCCGCGCCGACGAAGCTCGCCGGCTGGGAGCGCGTCTCCGACAAGTTCTCGCGCCTGCCGGCGACCGATCAGGACCGGTTCTTTGCCGCCCATGCGGATGCGATCGACCGTTGGCTCATGCAGCGGGGTCGGAGGGCTGCATGAAGCGCGACCGCTCTACGCTCGACCTCTTCAAGGATCTCGAACCGACGCCGGTGGTGCCGCGCTTCGAGGACGAAGAGGTGCGTGCGTGGAGCCCCGCGCGGACGCTCTCCCGGGCTATCGCCCTCACCCTCGAGGAGGATGGGCGGACCCGGGAGGAGATCGCCGCCGCGCTCTCCGATCAGGTCGGCGAGAAGGTCTCGAAGGCCATGCTCGACGCCTACGCCAGCCAGGAGAAGGGCAACGCCATCTCCGCGTTGCGCCTGATCGGTCTCGTCGCCGTCACCGGTGACGCCCGGGCGCTGAACCTGCTCCTCGCCGAGGTGGGAATGATCGCGGTCGACGCGAAATACGAGGCGCTTCTGCGGCGGGAAATGGCCGAGGAGGCCATCCAACGCATGACAGCCGAGCGCGATGCAGCGGCTGCCGAGTGGAAAGCCAAGCACGGACGGGTGAGGCGATGAAAGAGTGGCTGACCGCACGCGAACTGGCTGCCGAGGCGCTGCCGGACCTGCCGGCGACGGAGCGAGGAATTCAGCTCTTGGCTGAGCGCAATCGCTGGCCCGAGAGCATGGGCTATGCCCGTGATCGCGCCGGCCGGGGCGGCGGTGTCGAGTTCCACATCGCCCTGTTGCCGACCACCGCGCGGCTCGAATACGAGCGCCGTCACCGTCAGATCGAGCTCGTCGCGCCTGCCGCTCCGCCCGCGCTCATCCTCGGGTCCGACCTCACCGAGCGGGCGACCAGAGAGAGGGATGCTCGCCTCGCCATCGTATCCGCCTACGACCAATTCGCAGCCGCCCTCCGGCTCTCCGACGCCTCCAAGGTGCAAATCTTCGTCGATCGCTACAACCTCGGCTCCCACTATGTGCCCGAGTGGGTGCGCGAGACGATCAAGGTGCTGTCGAAGCGCTCTCTGGCACGCTGGCGGGCCGCAGCCTTCATCGGCCGCGCCGATCGCCTCGCCGTCGACCGCTCCGCCGCCCGCAAGGGCAAGGGACTGATCGAAACCGCCAACGGCGGCGCCGTGCGCACCTTCGTGCTCGCCCTCATCGCCCACCAGCCGCTCATCACCGCCGCCCAGGTGCTGACGCAGGTTCGCGCCGAGTTCGGCGACACGCTGGTCGACCATGCCGGCCGTAACGTCGACGTGCCCCCCGTGCGCACCTTCCAGCACGCCCTGAAGACCCTGAAGGCGACAGAGCGGGTGCTGCTGACCAAGCTCTCGGACCCGGATCGCTATCGGTCGACCATGGCGCCGCGCGGCGTCAACGCACTCGCCTGGGTGAATGCGCCCAACACCCTCTGGCAGATCGACGCCTCGCCGATCGACGCCCTCTGCATCGACGGCCGCTGGTCGATCTACATCTGCGTCGACATCGCCACCCGCCGCTTCGTCCTCTACGTCAGCCGTACGCCGCGCGCCGAGGCCGTGGCGATGCTGATCCGCAAGGCGATCTTGGCCTGGGGCGTGCCGGAGAAGATCAAGACGGACAACGGGTCCGACTTCGTCGCCGTGTCGACCCAGGCGCTCTTCGCGGCGCTCGGGATCGAGATCGAGCTCTCGGATGCCTACTCGCCGCAGCAGAAGGGCCACGTCGAGAGCGCGGTGAAGACCTTCCAGCACGACTGCGCCGCTCTGTTGCCCGGCTTCATCGGCCACTCGGTCGCCGATCGCAAGCGGATCGAGGACCGCAAGGGGTTCGCCGTCCGGCTCGGACAGGACACCGCGGACGCCTTCGGGGTAACGCTTACGGGTCTCGAGATGCAGCAGCTCGTCGACCGTTGGGCGAACGAGATCTACGCGACGCGGGTGCACTCGGGTCTCGACGGTCTCTCGCCGGCCGAGGCGGCGGCGCGGTCGACCGCGCCCGTCCGGACCATCCCCGAACGCGCGCTCGACGTGCTCTTGATGCCGATCGCCGGCAAGAGCGGGGTGCGTACATATCGCCGCACGGGCGTGCAGATCGACCACCACCACTACATCGTCCACGAGGCGCTGCCCGGCGAAGAGTTGCTGGTGCGCATGGACCCGATGGACGCCGGCCGGGTGCTGGCGTTCGCCGCCGCCGACGGCCGCTATGTCGGCGAAGGGATCTGCCCGGAGCTGCGCGGCATCTCCGCCGCCACCCTGATCAAGGCCAAGCGCGAGATCACCGCCGAGCGGCTCTCCGCCGCCTCGCGCGAGGTGCGCCGCGACATCAAGCGTCTCACCAAGGGCCGGAATCTGCTCGAGCGGGCGCTCGGCGTGGCCGTGCGCGATGCCGAGGAGCGCGGCGAGAACGTGGTGGCGCTGCCCAAGCGCGCCGAGACCCACACGACGCCGGCGATCGCCGCCGCTCTCGACGTCGAGCGCCAGTCGGCCCGATCGACCGAGCGCGCGCCGCTCTCCCAGCGTGCCGCCGAACTCCATGCCGAGATGACGCGGGCCACGCCGATCGAACCCGAGGCCCGCGCCAAGGTCACGCCGCTGCGCCAACAGGAAACCAAGCAACAGCGTTTCCGGCGTGCGCTCGATCTCGAGGCGCGGCGCGCGGCGGGCGATCCGCTCACCGAAGAGGAGGCGTTCTGGCTCGGCAACTACTCCGCCGGCGCCGAGTACCGCGCCATGCGCACCGTCTACGCCGATGTCGGCGAGAAAGTTCTGCGTTGAGTACCGGAAAAAGAAACGCCCCGGCGAACCGGGGCGAGTTGAAATCTGAACAGAGGCAAAGATGACCCCCAACACCACCAACGTCAAGGGCACTGTCGCCGTCTTGAAGAACGTCGCTTCCTGCATGGAAGTGATGGAGAAGCTCGTCCATCGCGGCCCGGGTCGCCCCGGTCTCGGCGTCTTCTATGGTCACTCGGGCTTCGGGAAGACCTACAGCGCGATCTACGTGCAGAACAAGACCAACGCGGCGCGCGTCGAGGTCGGCGACAGCTGGACCCGCAAGACCTTCCTCGAAAAGCTCTGCCTGGAGCTCAATGTCGAGACGCGCGGCACCATTGCTCAGCTCGTCGACCGCGTCGTCGAGACGCTCGTCGATGATGACCGGCCGTTGATCATCGACGAGGCCGACAAGCTCTGCGACAAGAACATGATCGAGCTGGTGCGCCAGCTGCAGGAGGAGAGCGGCGCTCCGATCCTGATGCTCGGAGAGGAGAAGCTCCCGGCCAAGATCGCCGACGTCGAGCGCGTCCACAATCGCGTGCTCGTGTGGGAGCCGGCTCAGCCCTGCGACATCGAAGATACGCGGACGCTCGCCGAATTGGTCTCGCCGATCATCATCGGTGACGATCTTCTCGACCGTATCCGCCAGCAGAGCGGAGGCCGGGCGCGACGCATCGTCGTCAACCTCGATCTGGTCACCGAGTTCGCGCGCAATACCGGCCTCAAGGCGGTCGATCTCGCCGACTTCTCCGGCCAGTTCTATACGGGCGCCATTCCGCGCGCGAGGGGGCAGTGATGGCCGTCATCCTCGCCCTCAAGGTCGACAAGACCAAGCCCGTGCGTCGTGGCTCCGCCCACATCTGGCGCGTCATCCGCGGATTGACCGAACAAGATCGGCAGCAGCCCTTCACGGCCGGTCAGATCCTCGCTCAGTGCGACCGATCGGTCATTCTCGCCACGATCAAGGGCCTGTTGCGCCAGCTCGCCGCCGCCGGGATCGTCGAGGAGACCATGGCCGGGTCATGGCGTGTCGTGAAGCGTCCGACCCAGCTGCCGCACCTCACCCGTAATGGACGGATCGTGCGCTCGGGCCAGGAGGCCATGTGGAACGCCATCCGGGCGCTGCGTGTGTTCACGCCGTCCGAGCTGGCGATGGCGTCCTCGACGGAGGAACGGCGGGTGACCACGCTCACCGCCAAGTCCTATGTCGCCCGCCTTTTCGCAGCCGGCTATCTCGCTCTCGAGCGGGCCGGCAATCCGAAGGCCCAGGCGTCCTATCGACTGAAGCCGTCGATGAACACCGGCCCGCTGGCTCCGAAGATCCTGCGGATCAAGGCCGTCTTTGATCCGAACCGCGAAGAGGTGTTCGGCCTCGGTGAAGCCGAGGAGGTCTCGGCATGATCAGAGGCCCACGTCCCGGGTCGACCTCGGTCGACTATGTCGAAAAGGCCCGGATCGCCTGGGGTGATCCTGTGCCGGAGTGGGTGGATGCTCTCGCGGCAGCCGCCACCGCCAACGGTGCGAGCGAGGTCGCCAAGCGACTCGGCTACAGCCCCTCGGTGATCAGTCAGGTGCTCTCCTCCTCCTACCGGGGCGACCTCGGCAAGGTCGAGCAGATGGTGCGCGGCGCCCTGATGGGCTCGACCGTCGTCTGTCCGGTGCTCGACGAGATCGGCCGCGATCAGTGCCGCCGAGAGCAGTCCGCGCCCTTCCGCGCCACCAACTCCACCCGTGCGCGCCTGCGCCGCGCCTGCCGCACCTGTGCCAATCGAGAGGTGAAGTCATGAGCAAGCCCAGACCTGCATCCGGCGTCTTATCGGCCATCCATTCGACAATGCTCGCGGAAGCCATCGCCCAGCCGGCGGGGCAGATCATCACCATGCGGCGCGACGTCTTCGTGCTGATCGCATCTGCCCTCGGCGAGGTGGTCAACATGGTCGTCATGCTCGAGCGGGGCACCACCGAGACTCGGGAGAGCGATACCGCGCGCGAGTCGAGAGAGGCAGAAGCCCGCCAGGATGAAATCGATGAAGACGCCAGATGTCGCGCCGAGATCATAGAGAAGCTCATCGCGGCGCGCGGCCGGAACTCTGAAGGCGAGGTGAAGTCATGAGCACCAAGCCCTCATCCGCAACCCTCGTCCTGTCGGCCGTCCGGTCGATGATGCTCGCCGAGGTGATCGCCCAGCCGGCGGCGGTGACCATCACCGTGCGGCGCGACATGTTCACGCTGCTCGCCGCCGCCCTGACTGAGGTGATCGACACCGTCGCCATCCTCGAGGAAGGCGCCGCAGCGGCAGACCGGCTCGTCCGTGAGCTGCGGATCGCCCGGGCTGAGATCGCCCGGCTGGAGCTTCATGCGACGGCGCGCGATCTCGATCGGATCTCGCCCACGAACGAGCGCGGCTCGACGATGAGACATCCGCTCTACCGGAACCGTGGCAAGGCCGACGTGATCGACCTCGTCGAGGTCTTCCGGCGCGAACGCGGGGCGCAGCCGGTGCCTCCCGATGGCGGGAGCGCCGCATGAGCACGCGACCGGTCGCCCTCTCTCTCGCTCAGATCGCGGCGCTGCGGGCCGCGCGGCAGCGGCTGCTCCGCCGCGCGCCGGGCGGCTCCTGGTGGGCTCGCGGTCACGTGATCCCCGGCAACTCGGTGACCAGCCTCGCTCGGCGCGGCTGGATCGAGGCCGGCACTGATCGACCCGCCTCGACCGCCGCCGGCGATCACATCCTCGACCAGATCACCGGCCGCACCCGCGCCCGGGAAACCTCCTTCGAAGGGACTTCGAAATGACCGGAAAGACCAACGCCACGCCGATCGAGACGCTCGTCGGCAAGGATTACATGCGCGACGCCAAGGGCTCGCTCGTGCCGCTCGAAGCGATCAAGCCGCAGGATGCGCTCATGGACGAGGTGGTCGGCAAGGTCTTCGCCCATGCGAAGGATCTCTCCGCTCAGATCGCCCGGTTCAAGGAACACACCTTCGCCGATCTCACCGGCTTTCAGGACCTGCTCCAGCAGGAATACGACGTCAAGAAGCCCGAGAACTGGAAGGGCAACTACACGCTCACCTCGTTCGACGGTCGGAAGAAGGTGACGGTGCAGATCGCCGAGCGCATCGACTTCGGGCCTGAGCTGCAGGTGGCGAAAGCTCTCGTCGACGAGTGCCTGCGCGAGTGGTCGGCCGACAGTTCGGCGAACCTGCGCTCGATCGTCAACCGCGCCTTCGCCGTCGATCAGGCCGGCAAGATCAACAAGGCGGAGCTCTTCTCTATCCTCCGCCTCGAGATCGACGACGACCGTTGGCAGGCCGCGATGAAGGCCATCCGCGACAGCATGCGGGTGACCGGAACCAAGGAATACGTCCGCTTCTACGAGCGCACGTCCGCCGATGGCCCCTGGCAGGCCGTCTCCCTCGACATCGCTGCACTGTGAGGAGGGACCGATGGCTGGACCCACCCCCCACGATCTTCTGATGGCGCTCAACGACGGCCTCGTCGATGGCAAGAGCGCCGTGGTCATCCTGATCCGCATGAACACCTTCGAGCGCCCCATCGAGCTGCGCATGGTCGGCACGGCGATCACGGCGGCGACGATCTGCGACGTCGCTCAGTTCCTGGTCGAGGAAGCCATCGCCCGCGCCGGCTCGGATGCAACGATGCGCGACGGCCTGGGAGATGCGCTCGGCGCTCTCCAGGGAGTGACCGGCCTCGTCGAACCCACTCGGGATGATCTCGCTATCGGGAGGGCATGACATGGCAGAGCCCCTCCGTCTCGCGTCCACCGCCTTTGCCCTGCTCGACGGCGATCGCCGACCCGAGATCGGGGACGTCATCACTGTCCGCCTCATCGCCGATCACATCGCGATCGAGGTCGATGCCACCGTTGCCTCCTTCGAGATCGGCGACGACGGCGAGCACGCGATCCTGGTCGACGACACCGGCTGTCGCTGGGCTCTGCCGATCCAGCCCTACGTCGAGAGGGCCGCGTGATGTCGCCCCTCTGGCTCATCCCCGCTGTTTGGGCCGGCGCCATCGTGGGCTTCATCGCCGCCGCGCTCCTCCGCTCCGGAAAGGACGGATGAGCCGGCACCGGCTGCCCCGCAGCCATCAGATCCCCGCCGTCGGGTCGACGGCAATTTCAGTGCAGGAGAGTTCCATGGCTTCCAAGAAGTCCCCCAATCCGATCGACACCCACGTCGGCTCTCGGGTTCGCCTGCGTCGCATGATGTTCGGCATGAGCCAGGAGAAGCTCGGGGAGCGCCTCGGCATCACGTTCCAGCAGATCCAGAAGTACGAGAAGGGTACCAACCGCATCGGCGCCAGCCGGCTCCAGGCCATCGCCCGCGTGCTCAGCGTTCCCGTCTCCTTCTTCTTCGAAGACGCCCCCGGCAATGCGCCGGTCGGTGGAGAACAGGGGTTCGATGGCGAAGCCTCGACCGTCATGGAGTTCCTGTCGACCGCTGAGGGCCTGCGGCTCAATCGGGCCTTCCGCGCCATCAATGACCACAAGGTGCGCCACGGCGTTGTCGCGCTCGTCCAGGCGCTGGCCGGTGTGGATGACGGCGGCGCGACCGTCGAGCTGCCGCTCGCCGCCGAGTGACGTGGAGGCGCCGGCCTCGGCCGGCGCCCTTCCCAGTGCGCTCCCGCGCGGAGCGCAGCGAGAAGGGACCAGACATGATCCACCCGGAAACACGAGCCATCACGATCCACGTCTCGGAGAAGGTCTTCGCGGGCCTCGTCGAGACAGGGCGAAAGCGCGGCTATACGCCCTCGCTCTTCGCGAAGCTGCTCTTCGAAGCGGGTTACGCCTCCTCCGTCGGCAAGGGCGCCGGTGATCCGATCCTCGCCGAATGCGTCGAGAAGAGCCTCGCGCGTCGGGCTCCGGCCGCCGCCCAAGCCAAGACGGTCGGCGCCGCCGAACCCATTCGGTACGTCGTCGTGCCGGTTCTGGTTCCCGTGCCGATCGCGGTGACGGTTCGGAGCGAGCCGTTGGTGGCCCATATCTCGGCCGGGCACCCGGCTGAGATGTCGATGGGCGAACATCTCGGAGCACTCAAGCGGTCGACGGCCGTGCACCTCGGAGCGCTGATCGGCGCGGCCGCCGCGAAAGTCTCGGGAGAAGTCGAACAGCCGATGCCCTGCGATCGACCTCCGGGATGGTCACTGTCGCAGTGGACGTTCGCTCGCCTCGTCTGTCGGGACGAAGGTGCCTCCATCGGTGAGGTGATGGAGGCGTTGGCCCCCGCCTACCAGGATCGTAGCTCGATCTCCGTGCTCATATCGAAGATGCGCCCGAAGCTGCGGTCTGTCGGCATCGAGATCGAAACCGTGGACGTCTGGGGCTGGCGCGTAGAGCGCCACACGCGGGCGGCGGCCGATGCTCTGCTCGGGAGGGCCGCGTGATGAAGGCGGTGAAATGGAAGGTCCAGCTCCCGAAGCTGTTCGACGAGATCCTTTCGAACCCGGAAATGGCCGTGATGAAGCAACCATTGGCCATCACGATGATGCTGTTGAGAGACGTCGCCCGGCGGGCAATCGAATTGGATGACCCGGCGCTGCATGCGCTCATGCTGCGTCTTGCGCTCTATGAGCAGGGCGATCCCGAAGCCGCCGAGTATGACCCTTCGCTCCTCGAACGAATGGAGGAAGCGTCATGAGCTGGATCTCGCGCTCCGTGCCGCCAGAGGCGGATGATCCGCCTCCCACCCTTCCGACCGAGATCGAGAGCCTCGCCGCCGAGCGCGCGCAGCTCGTCGCCAAGGTCCGGCGCGGCATCCGCTCCCGTCATCAGGAGCGGATCCTCCGTCGGATCGCTGGGCTCACCCATCAGATCCTCGCTCATCCCGGAGACGACCGATGACCCGCGCCCTGCTCGCCAAGGTCCACATCGCCAAGAAAGACCTCGCCCTCGCCGACGAGAACTACCGCGCGATCCTCGTCCGGATCACCGGCCGCTCGTCCTCGGCCGAGTGCTCCGAGCGCCAGCTCGAGCAGTTGCTCGCCGAGTTCGCCCGTCTCGGCTGGAAGCCGAAGGCCGGGAAGAGCGGAAGAGGCGGCGGCTTCGACAAGCCCCACGTCCGCAAGGTCTATGCGCTGTGGAAGGACGCCGGCGTCACCGGCGCCATCGGCAATGCGACCAAGGAAGCCCTGCGCGCCTTCGTGGAGCGGCAGACCGGCAAGAGCGCGCCCGAGTTCCTGGCACCGACCGAGGCGAACAAGGTCTCCGAGGCGCTGAAGGCGATGATCAGACGGGCGGAGGCGGCGCGATGAAAGGCGACCTGGATTTCTCCCGCATGGACAAGGGCGAACTGCGCTGCCTCATCGAGGAGCTGCTCGGCGAGGGCTTGCGCTGCTCGCCGCAGATGGTGGCCACGGCGCGGTGGCGCGCTGCCGATGCACGCGCGAAGCGGCTATGGGAGGTCGAGGGCGCAGCATTGCGGGACTACCTCGATGCATATCAGCACGAGAAAGATGCGTCCGAAGCCCGCCGATCCTCTGTGCGGTTGACCAAGATGCGAGCGGATGCCGAGATCATCTGGGCTCGTGCCCGGAGGTCCGCCAACGACGCCGAGATGATCGCCAGTCGCCGTTGGGAGGAACTGCAGACCACCTGGGAAGTGAAGGGGGCCGCGCAATGAAAAAGCCGACCCCCGGCGCCGTCATGGCGAGGAAGCGCGGCGCGGCCGATACGGAGGCCCTGGCGGCCCGCGACCCCCGCGCCAAGCTCCAGTTCTTCCCCACCCCCCCCTGGGCGACCAGAGCCTTCCTGGCGGCCGCCTCGATCGATCTGACGGGCGCTCTCGTGTGGGAGCCGATGTGTGGCGCCGGCCATATGGCGGAGGTGCTCGAGGAGGCCGGTGCATGTGTCTTTGCCTCCGACATCTATCCGCACGGCTACGGTGCCGTGGGGTCCTTCGTCGGCGGTGGGCTCGATGGTTCCGTTCTCCGCCGGCCCTGGCCGGAAAGGGGCGATTGGGTCATCACCAATCCGGCGTTCTCCCTTGCGGTGGCGACGATCGAGCGCGGTCTCATGGTGGCCGAGAACGTCGCCATTCTCGCCCGTACGCAATGGCTGGAGACGCCGGAGCGAGAAGAGCTGTTCAAGCGCTGGCGCTTCGAGGTGTGGGTCTACGCCGATCGCGTACCCATGTCCGAATTCGAATGGTTGCCCTCGGGCTCCACTGCGACGAGCTACGCGTGGTTCGTGCTCCGCAAGGGCCATATGGATCTCACCGACGGCAGCGCTCGGTTCGACGGCCACATCATCCCGACCGGTGCTCGGATGCGCTACACGCGACCCGACGACGCGCGCCGCTTCGCCGGCGACCCGCCGCTGATCGTGACCGAACGGAGGCGCGGATGATCAGGCCCCCGGCTCATATCGAACCCTACGTCGCAGCCCTCGGCGAAGCGCTCGCCCTCGAGTTCCTGCTCGCGTTCGGTGGCGGGCCGGTCTACCTCGCCCAAAATCCTCAGAACCGTAATCAGCTCCTACCAGTGATCGGCGAGGCCGGTATCGCGGCGCTCCATGCCGAATTCGGATCGCGCATCGACCGCGTACCGACGTCGAAGGTGTGGATTGCCCGTGTATGGCACTCGCAGGGCCGCACCGTGGTCGATATCGCGCGGGGGCTGCACACCACCGACAAGACGATCCGTGGATACCTGCAGGCTGGTCGCATCGACGCTGCTGCCCGGGAAGCGGAACGGGAGAGGCGCGAGTTGCAGCGCCAGAGACGCGAAGCCGAGAAGGCTCGCCAGATCGATCTGGAGTGGTGGCTGAAGAAGGCTTGACGATCGTGGGCCTGCCCGTGCGACCGGGCCGAACCTTCGATATCGCGCACTGTGTGCCGAGATCGACGCCGCCGCAAGATCCCTTCAAACTCCATTCGAAGCGGCGTCGGAAGAGGTTCCGATGCCCAACTTCGAAGAGTTCCGCGCCGGCTATCGTACCGACTGGGAGCGCATGAAGGTCGATGCCGACCGTGTCGCCGATGTCGATCGTGCCGCTCGTCGCATCCTCGCGGTGAAGGCCCGTTACCAAACGGTCAGCGCCGCCACCGGCGTGCCGTGGTTCCTCATTGGCCTGCTGCACATGCGCGAGGCCGATCTCTCCTTCTCCACCCACCTCCACAATGGCGACAGCCTGAAGCGCCGCACGGTGCATGTGCCGGCGGGTCGGCCGAAGTCGCCGGAGCCGCCCTACAGCTGGGAGGAGAGCGCGATCGACGCGCTCCGTTACGACCACCTGGACAAGGTCGAGAGCTGGACCCTGGAGCGGATCGCTTTCCAGGCCGAGGGCTACAACGGCTTCGGCCCGCGCAATCGCGGCAAGGCGTCGGGTTATCTCTGGGCCGGGTCCGACATCTACACCGGCGGCAAGTTCGTCGCTGATAGGGATTGGGATCCCCGCTACTTCGATCGCCAGCTCGGCATCATGCCGATCCTGATGCGCCTCAGCGCACTCGATGCGGAGGTCGCCGCGCACCTGGAGCACCCCATCGCTGCGGCCGTTCGCCGCCCGATCACGATCGAGGATGCGAAGGCATCGGCGCCGGTCGTCCAGGCGGTGGCCAAGGCCGCGTATGTCGCGGGGCCTGTCGGTGGCGCCGGCGCCGCCACCCATTCCGGTCTGCTGGCGGCCGTCGTCATCGTCGCGGCGATCGCCGCCGCCGTCGTCACCACCATCATCGTGCGGCGCCGCCACGATCGGCTCGTGGCCGTCGCCTCGGAGGTCTGAAATGGATCGTCTCGTCCTCGTCCTCGCCCTCGGCGCGCTCGTGCTCATCGTCGGTGCCTGCGCGCGCCGCTTCTTCTCGTCGGAGATCGCCGGTTTCCTCCCGCGTCTCTCCGCTGCGTTCCACGGCTCGGCGACCATCGTCGTCGCCCGTCTGACGGCGATGGGGGCGGCTCTGCTCGAAGTCGCGTCGAACGGTGCCGACTTCGTCGGCGCGCCGGGCGTGCGCGATGCGGTGCAGGGGCTCATTCCCCCGGCCTATTGGCCGATGGTGCTGCTCGGTCTCGCGGTGACGACCGAACTCGCCCGGCGCCGCACGCTGCCCTCGGCCAATGCGTCGTCGGAAGGAGGTGTGGCATGAACATCCTGCTCTCCTGGCCGATCCTCGGCATCGCCTTCGCCGTCGGGCTGGTGTCGTTCCTGGTCGGCCTGCTCGAGGCGGCCGATCCGCTCGGGCGCGGTCGTTCGGACGTCCCGCTGTTCCTCGGCCTCGCTCTTCTCGCCCTCGCCGTGCTCGGCACCATCGCGCGCGCCGTGCTGTGGCTCATCGGAGTATCCATCTGATGTCTCAGAACCCTTCCGTCGGGCGCATCGTCCGCTACGTTCTCCCCGACGGTCATCGCTGGGTCGGCGAAGTGCGGCCGGCGATCATCACCCGCGCCATGAACAAGATCGACGCCGAGATTCATCCCGGTATGTCGAACCTCAGCCTCGTGCTCGACGGCACCAACGATCAATTCGAACGCAACTGGGCCGGCTCGGTGATGTACGATCCGGCGGGAGCGAAGGGCACGTGGCATTGGCCGGGCGATCTCGGCGCCGATGAGTTCGGGCCGGAGCTCTGATCATGGGCCTCCTGTCTCCCATCCTTTCATGGCTCGGGTCGCTGCTCGGCGGACCGTTCGTCCAGGCGGCGCTGAGCGCCTATCGGGCGAAGCTCGACGTCGAGAACAGCACCGACGCGCGCACGGCGGACCTCGCCGCGCGCGAACTGGCGGTCGAGAGCCGGGAGGCGGAGCTCTCGCAACAGCTGCTCATCGCGGAGCAGGGCAACTGGCTGGCGCGCCTCGTGCGCCCGCTCTTCGCCCTGCCGTTCATCGTCTACGTCTGGAAGATCGTGGTCTGGGACAAGGTGCTCGCGTGGGGATCCACTGATCCGCTGGGCGCCGACATGACCGGCCTGATGACCACGGTGGTCGCTGCCTATTTCGGCGGACGCACGATCGAGAAGGTTGCCGCCATCTTGAAGCGGGGGAAGTGATCCGATGCCCGATCCGTCGTCACCGTCGATCCGAGTGTCTGCCAAAACCAGGGACATCGACTACTGGCGCTGCCGGTTCAAGTCGGTTCCGACGATTTCACTCGACGGCGCGGTGATCACCGCTCCGATCGTGGAGGCCCGGTCGGGCGAGTACGGCTACGTGGTCACCGAACTCTGCGACACCACGGGCAAGCCCGTTCTGGCGAACGTGGTTCTGCCGGATGGCCGTGTCGTCGACCGCGTCATCCCGACGGAAACTCGCCACGGTGTGGTTTCGATCCAGGGCGAACAGCGCGCTCCCCGACCGTCGAAGGTGGCCGTCTGATGGATGCGCTCCTCACCTATTGGCCCATTTGGTCGTTCTTCTTCGCCGTCGTCCTGATCCCGGGTATCGGCTGGGCAATCCGCCTCGGACTGGCGTCGAAGGCGGATCTCGCCGAGGAGGCCGGCGCTCGGGCGAAGGATATCGAGGATCTCGAAATGCGCCTCGACGGCCGACTGGCCGGGATCACCAAAACTCAGACCGAACTCTCCGATCGAACGCTGCGCATGGAAGCCGAGATCAGTCACATGCCGTCGAAAGACGACATCCTCGAGCTGAAGACGTCGGCCGTGCGAACCGAGGAGCAGATCAGCGCCATGACGCGCGAGTTTTCGTCGATCAGTGCTGCGGTGACACGCATCGAGAACCACTTCATCAAGGGTCGATCTGCATGAGTGACTTCGTCGACGAAATCACCCGCTCGCGCCGCCTCGCCACGCTGCGCGTCACCCTCGAGAACGAAGGCGCGGTAAACGAGAGCGTGCTCCGGCGCGCGCTCCACGTCCTGGGCTTCCGTGGTCGGCTGCAGACCGACGAGGGTCTCTCCGGAGATGCGGAGATGATGCGCAAGGCGGGTCTCGTGAACGTCATCTACTACGAGGGCCGCGTGCGCACGCTCGAGATCACCGATCGCGGCCGCGCCTATCTCCAGCGGCACATCGACCCGATCCCGGGCATCGACTACCCGGAGGTCTGACGATGGCCCGCCCGTCCAAGGTCGACCGTCTGCCTCCCGAGATCCGCGACGCCATCGGCGACCTGCGGCGGGAGGGACGCACCATCGACGAGATCCTGGCTCACATCCGCGGAATGGGCGTGGGCGAAAAGGACGTGTCGCGGACGGGTCTCGGCAAGGCGGTGAAGAAGTGGGACGCGCTGGCGGCCCGTCTCAACGACAGCCGCTCTGCCGCCGAGGCGATCATGTCCCGTCTCGAAGCTCCCGATGCCGATGATCGCGTCGCCCGGCTCAACATCCAGAGCCTGCATGCGTCCCTGATGGAACTGATGCGGGGCGAGGATGGCGAATGCCCGCAGTTCACGCCGCAGGAGGCGATGTTCGTCTCGGCGACGATCAAGAACCTCGTGTCCGCCGCCAAGGTCGACCAGTCGCGCTACTTCGAGGTGAAGAAGCAACTCGAGGCCGAAAAGGCGAAGACGGAGCGGCTGAAGGAGGCGGTCCAAACTGCCGCCAAGTCCGGCATGACGGGCAACTTGATCCAGAAATTCAGGGTCGAACTCGGCATCGACAAGGAGGCCTGATGAGCGCGCTTCCGACGGGTGACGACTTCAAGGTCGGCCGGGCGATCACCGAGGACGAGTGGCTCGAGCTGCGCCGAGAATCGCTCTACGGTCTGCCGCCGGAGCTGGCGATGCTGCCCGTGATGGACGTGCTTCTGCCCTATCAGAAGCAGGCGATCCGGACCCGACTGCTCTACAGCGTCACCTTCATCGAGAAGTCCCGCCGTACGGGGCTGACCTGGGCATTCGCGCTCGACGCCGTGCTCGTGGCCGCAGCCGAGGCCAAGGCCGGCGGCATGGATGTCTGGTACATCGGCTACAACCTCGAGATGGCGCGCGAGTTCATCGACGTCGTCGGCATGTGGGCGAAACTCGTCGCCGACGTCGCCGTCGAAGCCGGCGAATGGGTCTTCGACGACTACGATCCGAAGACCAAGGAAACACGCCAGATCAAGGCGTTTCGCGTCAAGTTCGCCAGTGGCTTCGAAGTGGTGGCGTTGCCGTCGTCGCCCCGCTCGCTGCGCGGTAAGGCCGGCTACGTCCTGATCGACGAAGCGGCGTTCCATGACGATCTGGAAGAGCTGCTGAAGGCCGCCATCGCCTTGACGATCTGGGGCGGCATGGTGGTGGTCATCTCCACCCATGACGGCGAGGCAAACCCGTTCAATCGCAAGATCGAGGACATTCGCGCGGGGCGGTTGCCCTACGGCCTCGTTCGCATCGACTTCGACGACGCATTGAAGGGCGGTCTCTATCAGCGCATCTGCCAGCGCAAGGGCGATGAGTGGTCACCGGAGAAGGAGGCGCCGTGGCGCGCCGGCGTCATCGCCGACTATGACGAGGCGGCGGACGAGGAGTTGTTCTGCATCCCGTCCGAAGGCTCGGGCTCGTGGATCCTGCCCGGTGTCGTCGACGCCTGCATGCGCTCGGATATCCCGATCATCCGGTGGGAGATGCCGAACGAGTTCGCGGCGCGACCAGAGGAGCAACGGCGGGCGGCGGCGCGCGACTTCTGCGAGACGCGCCTGAAGCCCGTGCTGTCTCGCATCCAGCCGGATCTTCGAACGGTCTTCGGCATGGACTTCGGCCGCGTTGCCGACCTCTCGGTGTTCTGGCCATTGCAGATCCAGGCCGATCTCTTCAAGTCGACGCCCTTCGTTCTCGAGATGCGCAACATCCCCTTCGATCAGCAGGAACAGGTGGTGTTCTGGCTCGTCGGCAAGATCAAGCGGCTGGTGAAGGGCGCCCTCGACGCCGGCGGCAACGGTGCATCGCTGGCCGAGAAGACCGCGCAGAAATTCGGCTTCTCCCGCATCGAGCAGATCAAGTTCTCGGTCGACTGGTATCGCCTCAACATGCCGCCCTTGAAGCGGACGCTCGAGGGGCAGGCGATGTCGCTGCCGAAGGATGCCGACACGAGAGCTGACTTCCAGACGATCAAGATGGTCGACGGCGTGGCGCGCGTTTCGACGATCAGAACCACGGAAAAGGGTGAAGGTGCGGTCGCGGGGAAGAAGCGCAAGCGGCACGGCGACGCAGCGATCGCCGCCGCGCTCGCGCACTACGCGGCAGAGCAGAAGTGGTCGGAGATCGCCTACACGCCGGGCGCCGGTCGACGGCGCTCCCGCTACGAGACCGCTGCCGATATCGGCGACGACGACCGTCCGTACAGCCTCGGCCGCCTGCGCCGCTCCAGGGGAACAATCTGATGGCGACCATCTACGATCATCTGCTGCGCCCGGTCGATACCGCCGCGCTGAAACAGGAGCAGGCGGCGCCGACCGTTCGCGGGGTCCGGCGCCCCTATTCCGGGGCGCATCCGGCGAGTGGTCTCACCCCCGACCGCCTCGGCAGGCTGCTGCGCGATTCGATCGATGGCGATCCCGAGCGCTACCTCGAGCTCGCCGAGGACATGGAAGAGCGGGATCTGCACTACGCCGGCGTACTCGGCATCCGCAAGCGCCAGGTCGCGGCGCTTGACATTTCCGTCGAAGCGGCCTCCGACAAGGCGGATGATTTCGCCGCCGCCGATCTGGTGCGGGAGGTCATCGAGCGCGACAGTTTCGCGGACGAGCTCATCGACGTTCTCGACGCGGTCGGCAAGGGCTTCTCGGCCACGGAAATCGTCTGGGACACGTCCGAGGGACAGTGGCGGCCGTCGGCGTTGAAGTGGCGCCAGCCGACGTGGTTTCAGATCGATCGCGTCGACGGTGAAACGCTGCTCTTGAACGATCCGGAGGGGCCCAAGCCTCTCAATCCCTATGGCTGGATCACCCACTATTCGAAGACCAAGTCGGGCCTGCCCATCCGGGGCGGACTGGCTCGGGCGGTGGCCTGGACGTTCATGTTTAAGGCGTTCACGGTCAAGGATTGGGCGATCTTCTGCGAGGCGTTCGGCCAGCCTCTCCGCCTCGGCAAATACGACGCCGGCGCCAGCGAGGCGGACAAGGATCGCCTGCTCGAGGCAGTGACGAACATCGGCTCCGACTTCGCCGCCATCGTTCCGGAATCGATGCAGATCGAGTTCGTGTCCGCCACCATCAGCGGATCCATCGCCCTCTACAAGGAGCGCGCCGACTGGCTCGATCAGCAGGTGTCGAAGGTCGTGCTGGGGCAGACCGGAACCACCGATGCGATCAAGGGCGGCTATGCGGTCGGCAAGGTGCACGACGGCGTCCGCGAGGACATCGAGCGGGCGGATGCTCGCCAGCTCGCCGCAACCCTCAATCGGGATCTGATCCGGCCGATCGTCGATCTCAACTTCAGCCCTCGCCGGGTCTATCCGAAGCTGAAGATCGGTCGGCCGGAAGAGATCGACGTCGACAAACTCGTGAGCAACGTCTCCACGCTCGTTCCCCTCGGGCTGAAAGTCGGCATGTCGACGATGCGCGACAAGCTCGGCCTGCCCGATCCGGCACCGGACGAGGAGCTGCTGACCCCGGCCGCTGCTGCGGCACCCGTGGCACAGCCGACCCAGACGTCGGCGCCTCCCGCCCCGCCGCTGAAACCCGCTGCGGCGTCGGCCGTGGTGCCGCCGGCGACCGACGCGATCGACGATGGGATCTCCGAGATCCTCGCCGGCGATGGCTGGGAGAAGATGGTGGCGCCGATCGTCGCCGGCCTCGAGGACAAGCTCGCCGGGGCGGAAACGCTCGATGACGTCCGCGCGGTCCTTGCCGCCCATCTCGCCACCATGGACGTCTCCACTCTGGCGGACACCCTGGCCCGCGCGGCATTCTCCGCCCGGCTCGCCGGCGTCGCCGACGATCGCCTGTCATGACGATCGCCACCATCAAACCGGTGGCACCGAAGGAAGCGATCGCGGCTCTCTTCCATCGCGGCAAGAAGCTCGATCCGTCCTTCTCCTGGCTCGACGTGTCGGAGGCCGAACACGCCGATCGGTTCACCGTCGCCAAGTCGGCCGGATTCGACATCCTCACGGACATCTATGCCGCCGTCGAAGCGGTCGTGAAGGACGGCAAGAGTATCCGAGAGGCCACGCGCGATCTGACGCCGATCCTGCAGGCGAAGGGGTGGTGGGGCCGGTCCCTGATGACCGACCCTCTCACCGGAGAAGATCGGATCGTGCAGCTCGGGTCGGTGCGGCGCCTGAGAACGATCTTCGACGCCAACCTCCGCGTTTCCTATGCCGCCGGCCATTGGACGCAGTTCGAGGCGACGAAGGCCGAACGTCCCTACCTGCGCTACGTCGCCGTGATGGACGATCGCACGCGGCCGGAACATGCGGCGCTCCACAACCTCTGTCTGCCCGTCGACCATCCCTTTTGGAAGACCTGGGCGCCTCCCAACGGGTGGAACTGTCGCTGCACGCTGCAGGCGCTCAGCCAGCGCGACGTCGATCGCATGCGCGGTCAGCTGGTGTTCGAACCGCCTTCGATCCCGATGCGGCCGTGGGTGAACAGTCGAACGGGCGAAGTGCAGGAGCTGCCGGAGGGCATCGATCCGGGTTGGGCCTACAACCCGGGTCAGGCCGGGTTCAGATCCGCATCGTCCTATGCGGACAAACTCGCCGCCGCTCCGCCGCAGCTGGCGGCGGCGGCCGTCGAGGATCCGAGATTTCCGGCGAGACCACTCGCCGACGAGTTCGAGACATGGGTGGAGGCCCTCGATGCGGGCGAGCGCGTCGATCGCTCGATCTTCACCGTCGGAGCGTTCGACCAGGCGCTGATCGACCAACTCGCCGCGCGAGGCATGGCGCCCCAATCGGCTGCGATCACGGTCTCTCAGGGGGCGATCACACACGCGCTGCGCGGTGCCAAGCAAGCGGCGGGCAAGGCGGTGGGAGTGGATCTGCTGCAGCGTCTACCGGAAGCGCTGCGCGATGCCTCGGCCGTCGTGCTCGATCGGCGCAACGGCGCTCTGCTCTACGTCGTCGACGTGCCGGGCAGCAGGGTGGCGAAGCTGGTGATCCAGGTCGACCACATCGAACGAGTGCGGCCGACGGGTACGGGTCCGAAGACCACGGTGATCAGCAATGCCTTCCGAACGGCGGGCCTCGTCGACCCGATCGCGCTGGCGGACGGAAACTTCTACGATCTGCTCACGGGAAGTCTCTAGGGCCGTCGCGGAGGTACGCCATCTTCCTCGTGACGATTTCACCGCTGCCAGGGCGGGACAACCGGACCGGACGAGCGTTTTCCCGGTCAGCCACGACGGCCCGGGTGTGATTATGATCCTCGGTCTCGGTCATCGCAATAGGGCGCCGCTGACGGGCGCTTGCGCCTCCACCCCGACCGGACTAGCCTCTTGGTCCAGAACGAGCCTTCCAGGGGCTTCGAAATACCTTTAACGGCGATGTTGATCGCCCTTCCTCCCCGCCATCTCATATCGTGACCACCGTCGATCGGTCGCACCCCCGTGCGACCGGAACGCCCCGGCGCGATCTGCGACTGTCGGGGCATGAAGAAACTGCTCCTCGCCACGCACACCGCCACCATCGACCCCACCACGACGCCAGCGGCGGAAGGGGGCGCTTGGATGATGCTTCTCCCCGCCGGGGAGATCCACGGTCGAGACGGCCGCCGTTTCATCGTCGGAGACCGCGCGGCGATGCAGGCGATCGTCGATGCGACCAAGGCCCGGGCCGGCGCGACGGATCCGATGGTGGACTATGACCATCAGTCGGTGTTCGGAGCGGTGCCGGGCGTTGGCGGTCAGGCTCCCGCCGCCGGTTGGATCAAGGCGCTCGAGGTGCGCGACGACGGCATCTGGGGCCGCATCGCCTGGACGGCCGCTGCCACCGCCAAGATCCAGGCGTCCGAGTATCGCTACATCTCGCCCACCTTCCTGCACGACCCGGAGGGCAACGTGCGCTGCCTCACGGCGGCTGCACTCACCAATTTCCCCGCGCTCGATCTCACCGCTGCTCTGTCGGCTCGAGATCGTCAACTCGACACCAGCACCGGAGCTCCCATGAAAGCCATCGCCAAGCTTCTCGGCCTCGCCGAGGATGCGACGGAGGATCAGATCCTCGCCGCGCTCACGACCAAGCTCGCCGGTCAGGCGACGCTGACCAAGATCGCTGCGGCGACCGGCAAGGCCGACGCCACCGGCGACGATCTCGTCGTCGCCGTGCAGAGCGCGATCTCCGCCGCCAAGCCCGATCCCGCGAAGTTCGTGCCGATCGAGGCTTACGACGCGCTGCGCAACGAGTTCGCCGCGCTGTCGGCCGGCACCGTGGTCGACAAGGCTCGGGACGCCGTCGAGAAGGCCGTGGCCGAGGGCAAGATCCCGCCGGCCCTGAAGAGCTGGGCGACGGACTACGCCAATCGCGACCTCGCGGCCTTCTCCGCCTACGTGGCCGCCGCGCCGAAGGTGGTGGCGCCCGGTGGTGTCGACACCGCGAAGGGCGAGCCGCCGGCGTCCGATAACAAGACGCTGACGGAGACGGACCTCGCCGTCTGCTCCGCCATGGGCCTCAAGCCGGAGGCGTTCGCCGCCAACCGGGCTCAGCAGGAGAAGAACTGATGGTCGCTCTCACCGCCGATCGAAACACCCCCTACCGCGACGGGTGCCGTCGGTCCTTCCCGGCCAAGGCCGGCGTCAAGATCTTCGCCGGCGCCCTCACGGCCATCGACACGTCCGGGCGCGCCGTGCCCGGTTCGGTTTCCACGACCCTGAAGGGCGTGGGGCGCTGCGAGAAGCAGGTCGACAATACCGCCGGCGCGGACGGCGATCTCCGGGTGGACGTCTCCACCGGAGTGCATCGCTTCGCCAACTCCACGTCCACCGACGCCATCACGGCGGCCGACATCAAGGCCAACGCCTACATCGTCGACGACCAGACGGTGGCGAAAACCGACGGTGGCGGCACCCGTTCCGTCGCCGGTGTCATCTTCGACGTGGACGCGCTGGGCGTCTGGGTCCGTTTCCTCTGAGGAGAGCGTCATGCTGTTGAACGCCACGAGCCTGCGCTCGCTCTACACCGGTTTTTCCACCGCCTTCCAGTCGGGTTTCACCGGCGTGGAAAGTCAGTATCAGTCGATCGCGACGGTGGTGCCGTCGTCGACGCGCTCCAACGAGTACGGCTGGCTCGGCCAGATGCCCCGCGTTCGCGAGTGGTTGGGCGAACGTCAGGTCCAGAACATCTCGACCTCCGGCTACACCATCAAGAATCGGAAGTTCGAGAGCACCATCTCGGTCGATGCCGACGATGTCGCGGACGACAACATCGGCATCTATGCGCCTCTCTTCCAGGAGTTCGGGCGCTCGGCGGCCGCGTTCCCGGACGAACTGGTGTTCGCCCTGCTGCTCGCGGGCTTCAGCACCCTCTGTTACGACGGCCAGTACTACTTCGACGTCGATCATCCGGTTCTCGATGCCAACGGTCAGGCGCAGTCGGTGTCGAACTTCGGCGGCGGCACCGGGACGCCGTGGTTCCTCATGGACACGTCGCGCCCCCTGAAGCCGATGATCTACCAGGAGCGCAAGCCCTTCTCCAATCTGATCAAGAAGGACAAGCCCGACGACGACGAGGTGTTCAACGAGAACATGCTCGTCTACGGCCTCGACGGCCGCTGCAATGCCGGCTTCGGCTTCTGGCAGATGGCGTACGGGTCCAAGCAGCCGCTCGACGCCACCCACTACGAGCAGGCGCGCGTGGCGCTGAGCACCATGACCGGCGACTACGGTCGGCCGCTCGGCATCAAGCCGAATCTCCTCGTCTGCGGCCCGACCATGGAAGGTTCGGCCCGCGAAGTCCTCATGAAGGCCCTCGTCAACGGCGGCGAGACCAACAAGTGGGCCGGCACGGCTCAGGTGATGGTCGTGCCCTGGCTGCCGTGAGGCGGCCACTCGACGGGACCGCATGCCCACCTTCCGGCCGAGATCCGATGCGGCGGATCTCGGCCCTCTCTTCACAGACCGAGGTTTCCATGGCGAAGCGCCCCACGATCATCGACACGAGCGTTCCGGATTTCGTCTCGCCGCCGCTTCGCATCATCTGCGCGCGCGCCGGCTTTCGCCGTGGTGGCATCGTCCATCCCGCCGGCGCCACCGACTACCCGGCCGGCGAGTTCACCGTCGATCAGATCCGCCTCTTCGAAGACGAGCCGGCTCTCGAAGTCGCGCCGATCACCGGCAAGCTCTCCGAGGTGCTCACGCCGGCCGAAGATGCCGAGAAGAGTGGTGAGTGATGTCCTACGCGTCGAAACAGGACCTCGTCGACCGGTATGGGGCGACCGAGCTGATCCAGCTCACGGATCGCAACAACCGGCCGGCGTCGACGATCGACGATACCGTCGTCGCCCGAGCCCTCGCCGACGCGGGCGCACTCATCGACGGCTATCTGTCGAAGCGCTATTCGCTGCCGATCGCGGTGACGCCGCCGATCCTGGTGCGCATGTGTTGCGACATCACTCGCTTCTATCTCCACGGCAAGGCCGCCGAGAAGGACGGCCCCGTCGACCGTGCGAATACGGCTGCGATCTCTTGGCTGCGCGACGTCGCCAAGGGCGTGGTGGAGCTCGAGATCGGCGCCACCGGCGAAGCACCGGAGCCGCTCGGCGGCGGCACCGTCCGCACGTCGACGAACCAGCGCGTCATGCGCCGCGACACCCTGCGGAGGATGTGACATGGCGGATGGTGCCTCGATCGAGATCAAGGTCACCGATGCGCCCGTGCTCGCCGTGCTCGAGCGCGTGGCGGCGGCCGGCGGTGACACGCTGCCGTTGATGCGCTCTTTCGGCGCTCATCTGCTGCTCTCCTCGCAACAGCGTTTCGAGAGCAAATCGGGACCCGGAGGGGTCGCCTGGGCGCGTCTGGCGCCGCGCACTGCGCGGGAGCGCATTCGTCTCGGCTACGGGACCGTGAACATCCTGCGCCGAACCAACATGCTCTATTCGAGCCTCACCTATGTCGCCTCCGCTACCGAGACGGAAGAGGGTACGAACAACCCCTACGCGGCCATCCAGAATTTCGGCGGCACGGTGAAGCGCGCGGCCAGGACGCAGACGATCTATCAGCACTACGACCCGAAGACCGACACGTTCGATCAGAAGTTCCGGCCGCGTGCCCGCTCGAATTTCGCCCGCGACGTCGCCGTCGGTGCTCACGAGATCACCATCCCGGCGCGGCCCTATCTCGGCATCGACGCGACGGACGTGATCGAGCTGACCGCGATCGCCGAGGACTGGCTCGCCGCCAAGGTCGGGGTGGCGCCATGAACATCGATCAGTTCGTCTCTCGTCTCGACGAGCTCGGCCTGTTCGCCTCGGTGGAAGGGATCTCGGCGCTGTCCGTCGTGAAGGACGTGCCGCTCGGCAATCCGGCGGCCTTCGTGTTCGAAGCGGAATCCGCGGCCGGACCCAACGAGCGCATGAACGGCGTGTTGCAGCGTGTCGAGAGCGACATCGCCGTGGTGATCGTCGTGCAGAACGACACCACGGCATTGGGAGGCGCTGCTCTCATGGAAGCGCAGCCGCTCGAGGATGCGGTCCTCCGCTCGCTCTTGGGTTGGCAGCCCGCCGGCGTCGAGGACGTCGTGACCTTCGTTCGCGCTGTCACGGTCAAGGCCCGCGCGGGTCAGGTCTGGCGAGAGCTGACATTCGCCGTCGCCACCTATCTGGAGGACTGAAGATGGATCTGCCCAGCGAAGGCGGACGCTACGTCCGCGATCCGAAGTCCGGAGTGCTGTCGGCCGCGCCGGCGGAAGACGATGCGGCCTCGCCGGCGCCGATCGCGCCGGTGGAGCCCCCGGCCGAACCCGAGACGATCACGACCGTCGATGACGCCACCGCCACGAAGGGGAACCGCTGATGGCCCGCTACTTCCGCAAACTGGCGACCCTCGCCAAGCTCGAGACCACCTACGGCACCGACGCGGTGCCGACGGGCGCGACGAATGCGATGCAGTTCACCAACGTCACCGTCACCCCGATCGAGGGCGACGAGGTGTCGCGTGATCTGATGCTGCCCTATCTCGGCAACTCCGGCGTGGCGCTCGCCGGCACCTACGGCAAGTTCGAGGGCGAAGTGGAGATCGCCGGTTCCGGCACCGCCGGCACCGCGCCGGCCTACGGCACTCTCCTGCGCATGTGCGGGCTCGCCGAGGTGATCACGGCGGGCACGTCGGTGGTCTATTCGCCGATCTCCGGTTCGTTCGAGAGCGGCTCGCTCTACTGGAACGCCGATGGCGTCAACCACATCCTGCTGGGTGCGCGAGGCAACGTCACCCTCAGCTTCGAGCCGAAGAAGCTGCCGAAGTTCAAGTTCTCGTTCTCCGGCCTGCTCGGCACCTGGTCGGACACGGCGCTGCCGACGACCGTGCTGACCGGCTTCAAGAAGCCGCTCATCGTGAACAAGGTGAACACCCCGACCTTCACGATCCACGGCAATTCGTCGCCCGGCGAGAGCCTGAACATCGACCTCGGCCAGTCGGTCGAGCCGCGCTTCCTGATCGGCTACGAGGCGATCGAGATCACCGATCGTTCGGCGACCGGCACCGCCGTGATCGAGGCGCGGCCGCTCGCCACCGTCAACTGGTTCGACAAGGCGCTGCAGCGCACGCGCGGTGCCCTGCAGCTGGTGCACGGCATCAGCGCCGGCAACATCGTGCAGATCGACGCGCCGGCGGTGGAGATCGGCAAGGTCACCCAGGGCAGTACCCAGGGCGTGATCAACTATTCGCTGCCGCTCGCGTTCTGCCCGAACGTCGGCAACGACGAAATCACCATCACCGTGAAGTGAGCCGCGAAGGCCCTTCGAAACCCGTTCGAGGATCGCATGTTCAAGGTCACCACCACCCATCGCTTCATCCGCACCGTCGAAGTCGTCGTGCCCTCCGAGACGAAGGCCGATGCCTTCGAGAAGCAGACGTTCCGCGCCGTGTTCGAGGTGATGGATCCCGACGCCTCCGATGACGCTATCGCGTCGATGGCTCTGGCGAAGACCGCCGGTGAGGTGTTGCGGGAGGAGATCGCGCAGATCCTCGCCGTGCTCGTGGGCTGGGAGGACGTCGACGTCGAGTTCTCGGAAGATGCCGTGCGCGCCGCGTGCCGGTTCCCGTGGTTTCGGAAGGGGGTCGCGGAAGCCTACCGCGCCGGCGTGGCCGGCGAAGAGGCGCGCCTGGGAAACTGAGAGACGCGGCTCGGGCCTGGGCCTATGCCCAGACCGGTCGCGTCGATCCCACTCAGGCGCTCGCCGTCACCGAAGAGGATGCGGCTGCCTTCGCCCGGCTCGGCGTGACCGTCGAGCCGGAGCAGATCGAAACCTCGGCCGAGATCGAGGTGTGGGACGTCAACTGGCCGATAGTGGTCGCTTTTCTCGACGTGACGACACAGTGGCGAGCGATCGCGGGTCTCGGTGGTGTCCTCTGGCTCGGCCTCGATTACGTCGCCCTCGACGTCGTGTTGCGTCGCCGGGGTGATCTCGGCGACGAGCTTTTCGAACTGATCCGGATCATGGAGCAGGCCGCGCTCCCGGTGCTCAACGAGAGGACGGACGGATGACGCTCAACCTCGCCGTCAAGATGACGTTGGACAAAACGGGGTTCGTTCCTGGCGCGAAGGATGCGTCGAATGCCGTCCATCAGATCGGCACCGAGGCCGAAGTTGCTACGAGCCGCCTGATCGATATGGGCGAAGCGGTGCAGACCGCAACGTCATCCGCATCGCGCGGGGCCAGCGCGACCATCACGGCGGCGACGGCTCAGGCAGCGGCGAGTGCAGCTGCAACGAAGGCGATGACCGAGCACGCCGGCGCGATCAAGATCACCGCCGCGCAGGCTCAGAACCTCTCCTACCAGTTGGACGACGTGTTCACGTCCCTGATGGGCGGCATCTCTCCGATGCAGACGCTGGTGCAGCAGGGGCCGCAGATCACCCAATCTTTCGGCGGCATCGGCAATACCCTGCGCGTCGCGACCTCCTACATCACGCCATTTCGTCTCGGTCTGGCTGCAGTCGCCGGCGTGGCGATTGCCGGTGTCAAATCGGTCGTCGACTACTCGTCGTCGATGAGGGACGCGTCGATCGCCGCGCAGGGCCTGGGCCGGAACATCGGCACATCGGCATCGCAGATCGACCACATCGCACAGGCAAGCGCCGGCGGCGCCCGAGTGTCGATTGCCGCCGCTCGCGCCATGGCCACGGAGTTCACCAACACCGGTCAGATCGGCGTGGAGAATTTCGGCGAGCTGATCAACATCGTTCGCGACTTCGGGACGACGACATCCAAGGATGCTCCCGCCGCCGCCAAGGCGCTCGCCGAGCTGATGGCCGATCCCGCCAAGGGGGCCGAAACCCTCTCCCGGTCCTACGGCCTCGTGGATGCGGGCACCGAACGGCTGGTGAAGCGGCTCGCGGATCAGGGCAACAAGACCGAGGCGGTGAGCACGCTGACCAAGGCGCTCGCCCAGAACCTCGTCGACACCGGGAAGACCGTTTCCTGGTACGCCCAGATGTGGGATCTCGTCGCGCGCGCCGCGAGCAACGCGGGCGATGCGATCGGGCGTGCCGTCTCCCCGAAGACGGGTGCCGATCTTCGAGCCGATCTCGAAAAGCGGCTCGAGGAGCTGCGCAAGCAAGGGCCGGCGATCCCCGGCCTGCAGGGGCGCGGCACGACGTCATCGTCCAACGGCATCTGGAATGATCTCGGGCCGCGCGCATCCGGGTCTGCCGATGAGAGGCAGGCTGAGATCAATCGTCTCCAAGCCGAAATCGATCGGCTGAAGAAGGAGGAGGAGGCCGCTGCAGCGCGAAGGCAGGCGGCAATCGTCGATGCCGCCAGAACGCGCGCACTCGACATCGCTGGTGCCTCGGGCGCGCCGGCCGTGCTCGACGCTCAGAGGCGTCAGCAGCTGGCCGACGAACAACGCAAGCTCGCCGAAGCGGGGTCCGGTCCACGCCAGCTGTCGGCCACCGACGTACAAGCCGAAAAGGATCGGCTGAAGGCATCGGAGGATCAGCGGATCGCCGCCGCCCTCGACGCGAAGACCCGGGCGCTCTCCACGTGGATCAGCGAGAGCCAGCGTGCTCAACAGCTCGCCGATGTCGACGTCGCCATCGCGCAGACACGCGATCCGATCGAGCGCGCGGAGCTGGAGCGCAAGCGCGTGCTGATCCAGCTCTCCGGTCAGGAGATCGGGACATCCGAGGCGGCGGCAGCGGCGAACCTCGCCTATGCTCGATCTCTCGCGGACGTGAGTGCGCAAGCGAAGGGCTCTCTCACCGACGTGCTCGCCGACGCGTCGGCGCGCGAACGGGCAAATGCGCTCGTCCTCGCCGGTGTGCTGCCGATCGCCGACCTCAATCGCGAACTGCAGATCGAAGCGGCGACGCGGCAACTCGTCGTGATGGCCGCAAAGGCGGAGGGTGCAGAAAAGGAACGACTTCTGCAGCTGATCACCGCGACGCGGGCCGCGATCACCGCTCAGACGGAAGCGCAGAAGCAGGCCGCCGGACTGCAGGACGTTGCCAACGGCAAGGATCGTCTGGAGACACTGCGGACCCAGATTGCTCTCGTCGGACAATCGGAGGCGGCTCAAACCCGGGCGCTCGCTCTCCTCGAGGCCGAGCAGAAGATCCGTGCGCAGGGGTATTCCGGCAGTGTCGCCGAACAGATCCGGTCGCAGGCGCGCGCCACCGCGGATCTGACGACGGCGCTCGAACGGCAGAAATCGGCGTGGTCGGAAATCCAACAGACGGGCGGCGACGCCATCGATACCCTCATCGAAGGGATGCGAACCGGCAAGGACGTGAGCCAGCAGCTCATCGACGATCTGTCGAAGGAAGCGCTCAAGCTCGCTCTCGCCAACCCGCTGAAGAACGCCATTTTCGGGCAGAACCTGCCCACGCTCGCCGATGCGGGCGGTCTGCTCGGTGGTCTCTTCGGAGGTAAAGACGCATCGACCAGTGCCATGCTCCCTTCGGCCGTGGCTACGGCCACGATCAGCGCGGGCACGGTGATCGTCAATGGGACCGGTCTGGGAGGCATCGGCAGCGTCGGCGGATCGATGGGCGGCCTCGGTCAAGTCGGCGCCGGGGTGTTCGGCTCCATCGATCGCTCGGCCTTCGCCGGCGAGCTTGCCGATCCGGCCGTCCGCAATCGGCTCTTCGCCATGACCGAGGCGGAGGTGGGTGGGCAGGGTCCGGCAGCGCAACAGGCGTTCATGGAGACGCTCTTCAATCGCGGATCGGCCAGGGGCATGTCGCTGTCGCAGGTGATGTCCGATCGAGCCTATTTCCCCGAGAGCACCTTCACCAATGCCGATCGCGTCATGGGGTCGAACCTCGACGCGAAATACGCGGGGATGTTCGGTCAGGTGCGCGGCGGATCCAACATCTCCGGCTGGGCGACCGGCAATGCGTCGGGCACCGTCGGTTTCGGTGGCGGTCCTCAGACGTTCGCCGCCGGCGGTGAGCGTTTCGGGATCGAAGGCATGGATCAGGGCTGGGCGAAGCTGCAGCAGTCGTCGAGCTCGGCCGCCTCCTCCCTCGGATCGCTCGGCACCACATCGAACCAGACCATCACGTCGCTCGGTCAGTTCTCGGCCGGCACCAATCAGGCGGCCAACGCGCTCTCGACGTCGTCGGGCGGCATCGCCCAGGCGAGCCAGCAGATGGGCTCGACAATGACGACGACGGCGACGACGACGCAATCGGCCTTCGGCCAGCTCACCAGCACGCTCGGCAACGCCTTCTCGTCGCTGTTCTCGGGCCTCGGGTCGATGTTAGGCGGTATCGGCGGCGGTATCGGCAAGATCTTCGGCTTCGCCGAGGGCGGCGCCATCTCCGGACCGGGCACCGGCACCTCCGATTCCATCCTCATGTGGGGTTCGAACGGCGAGTTCATGGTCAACGCGGCGGCGACGGCAAAACATCGCCCGCTCCTCGAGGCGATCAACTCCGGCCGCGACGTCACGATCGGGCGCTTCGCCGGCGGCGGCTACGTCGGGGTCATGCCGATGATGGGTGGCGCGGCAAACGGCAACGAGCCGGCCCGGTTCGCGCAGGCGGCGCCGGCCGCGCCGGCGCCCGTCCTGCAGCAGACGATTCAGAACAACAGCCGAGCCGAGGTCTCGACCCGCGAAGAAAGCGACGGCAAGGGCGGGCGGCGACAGGTGGTGGTGATCGAAGAGGCGGTCGGCGCAGCACTGACGCGCCCGCGCTCGGCCGCGCAGACCGCTCTGAAGACGGCCTTCTCGCTCCAGCCGAAGGTGACGAGACGATGACCGTACCGCGTTGGCCCGCCGCGCTGCCTCGCCCGATGAAGTCGAGCTACGCGCGCACACTGCCTGATGGGCGCCAGTCGACGAAGAACGACGCCGGGCCGCCCCGTGTGCGTCTCCGCTTTTCCTCGGCGACGGCAACGATCCAGATGTCGATAGAGGTCGACATCGACGCCCGGGGCCGCTTCTACCGCTTCTGGAACGAGGATACGGCACGCGGATCGTTGCCGTTCCTGATGACCGATTGGCCGATCGACGGACAGACGATCGCCAACGAGGACGGCGACACGCTCACCACCGAAGACGGCGACGCGCTGATCCTCGAGGCGGCGCTGTTGCTGATGTTCGGCACCGATCAACCGCCCTCGGAAACGCCGGTCGGCGCCAACTGGCGCATCGTCTTCCCGCTCACCATCATGCCGTGAGGTCCGCGCCATGCGCCGACTGTCTCTCAATGCCCGTGCCGCTCAGGATGCCGCCGCCTCCGACGAGGTGGAGGTGATCCTGCTCAAGATCTCGCACACCGACCTCGACGAGCCGATCCGGCTTTCGACCGATCCGACCGAACGGATCTCGATCGACCCGCTGCGCTACGGCACGCGGTCGACGTGGCAGAGCGACGGTTCGCAGATCCACTGGTTCGTGCTGCTCGCCACGCAGCTGCCGGACGATCAGGAGGATCAGCCACAGGCAGCGACGATCGTCGTCGAGGTGGTCGATCACGACATCGCCGCGCTCCTGCGCTCGACCACCAGCCGCGCGACCGTCGACGTCGCCGTGGTGCTCGCCTCGTCGCCCGACACGATCGAGGCCGAATGGCTCGGCCTCGAGCTGGTCACGGCCGAGGGTGACGCCGGCGAGATCAAGCTCTCGATCTCGCGAGACCCGATCACGTCCGAGCCCTACCCGGGCCGGCGCATGACGCGCAACGTGATGCCGGGCCTCCACCGATGATGCACTGGTCGGCCGCCTACATCGGCCTGCCCTGGCGCGACCGAGGGCGGGATCTCGACGGCTGCGACTGCTGGGGGCTGGCGCGCCTCGTCTACGCGCGCGAGCTCGGGATCCCGCTGCCCTCCTACGCCGACGACTACCCATCGACGGAGGAGATGGCGGAGATCGAAGGGCTCATCCGGGGAGCTCTCACCGTGGGGCCGTGGGTGGTCGTCGCCGAGCCGCGACCGTTCGACCTGGTGCTGTTTCGGCGGGGTCGATGGGACGGCCATATCGGCGTCATCGTCGATCGCGGTCGCATGCTGCACATGATGGGCCTCGACTGCGCGAAGATCGAGCGTTTCGATGGTCCGGTCTGGTCTCGGCGGATCGTCGGCGTCTGGCGCCACGTTCGAATGACGAGCGTGTGAAGCTCGTTCGAAGGGCCTTCGAGGCGGCGCGCACGGGTGTGTGACCGGTTCGGCGCAGCCGATCGGGAGATGGTGTCACCTCGATCGCTTCAGCGCAACGGTGGCCATGCCCGACATCACGAAGACACGCGAAAGCGCGCTCTACCTGCCCGTCGGAAATCCGCGGGTGGCGCGTGTCGAGGTGTCCTTTCCCGAGGGCGCCACCATCGCATCCATCGTCGCCCAGGTGTTGCCGCGTCTCGATGACGAGGTCGCCGAGAGGACGCGCGTCGTCCTGGTGACTGCGCAGGGCTCCGAGGTCGTCGCCCGGGAGAACTGGCACCTCGTGCGACCGAAGACGGGCGTTCGCGTGATCATCCGCACGGTGCCGGGTGGGTCGAACATCTGGCGATCCATCCTCATGGTGGTCGTGGCGATCGCCGCCGTGGCGCTCGGTCAGCTCTGGGCTCTGCCGGTCGCCGGCGCACTCTCCATTTCGATCGCGGCGGCCACGACGCTGGTCACCTTGGCGGTGACGGCCGTCGGCATGCTGCTCGTCAATGCGCTGGTGCCGGTGCAGAAGCCGAAGTCGGCCGACGACACCAAGGAATACGGCGGATATTCCATCCAGGGCTGGCGCAACCAGTCGAACCCCGACGGCCCGATCCCGATGCCCTTCGGCCGGATCAGGATGGCGCCCTACTACGCCGCGCAGCCCTACACCGAGATCGTCGGCGACATCCAGTACATGCGGGCCGTATTCGTTTGGGGTTACGGTCCCGCCGTGCTCTCGGACTTCAAGTTCGGCGATACGCCGATTTCGGAGTTCTCCGAGGTGCAGATCGAGCACCGACTCGGGTGGCCGACCGACCAGCAGTTGACGCTCTACACCCAGCAGGTGATCGAAGAGGGTCTGAGCGTCGACCTCACCCGGGCGTGGCAGCGCAACGCGGACGGCTCCTATCTCGCCGGCGGCACGACCGTCGAAAAGCCGCAGAAGCGCTATTCCGCCACCGACGTCACCGAAGGCTCGGTGATCATCGGTTTTCCCGGTGGCCTCTACTCCATGGCCGACGACGGCTCCCGCAACAACGCGCAGGTGAACGTCCGTATCCGCATTCGGCCGCTGACGGGTGGTGCATGGCAGGAGGTGACGACGCTGCAGGTGGTCGCGGCGAAGTCCGTACCGTTCTGGCGCCAGCATCGCTGGACCTACCCGTCGCGTGGCGATTGGGAGGTCGAGCTCTGCCGCATGACAGACGAGAGCCAGTCGACCAAGGTCGCCGATCGCGTCGTCTGGCAGGCTCTGCAGTCGTTCCGGCCCGAGTACCCGATCGCCTTCGAGCATCCTCTGGTGCTGACGGCGATCCGCATCCAGGCCACCTATCAGCTCAATGGGCAGGTCGACAACTTCACCGGCATCTTCAGCCGCGTGGCGCCCGATTGGGACGTCGCGACCGGCACGTGGATCACCCGGGAAACACGCTCGCCGGCGGCGGCGTATCGGGCGATGCTGCAGGGTCCCGCCGCCGCCTATCCGCTTTCCGACGTCTCGATCGACCTCGATCTCCTCGCGGACTGGTCGGCGTGGTGCGCGACCAAGGGCCTGCGCTACGACCGCGTCCACGATCAGGAGGGCTCGCTCGCAGATGCGCTCTCCGCCGCCGCCCATGCGGGCCGCGCGCAGCCGCGTCACGACGGTCGGCGCTGGGGAGTGATCATCGACCGGCCGGCGACGCTGGTGGTCGATCACATCAGCCCGCGCAACAGCCGCGATTTCCAGTGGACGCGGACCTATCCCAAGCGCCCGGATGCCTTCCGCATCAAGTTTCAGGACTCCACGAACGACTGGAAGCCGAGCGAACGCATCGTCCCGTGGCCCGGTCACACCGGCGATATCACGGTGACCGAGCAGCTGGAGCTGCCCGGCAAGTGCGATCCCGACGAGATCTGGATCGAGGCGCGCCGGCGCCAGTATGAGACGGATCTCCGCCCCGATACGTTCCGGATCACTCAGGACGGCGCGGCGCGCGTCGCCACCCGGGGCGATCTCGTTGCGGTGAGCCACGACGTGTTGCAGCGGACGCAGATCGCGGCCCGGATCACCAGCCTCTCGGGCTCCCTCCTGGTGCTCGACGAGACGGTGGAGATGACGGCCGGCGGCGACTATGGCGTCCGCTATCGCGTGTTTGCCGACCCCTCCGACACGATCGGCACCTCTGTGGTGCGGGCCGTGGCGACGGTGGCCGGCTCCCATGGAGCAGTGCGGCTCACCGGCGACGGGCCGTTGCCGCTCGCCGGCGACATCATCCACTTCGGCCCGCGCTCGACCGAGAGCCTGCTCGCCTTCGTCCGCGCCGAGGAGCGCGGCGAGGACTTTGCCGTGATCTACCACCTCGTCGCGGCGGCACCGGAGATCGACACTCTCGTCGATGCCGAAGTGCCGCCCGCCTGGGATGGACGCGCCGGGACCACCTACACCGGTGGCGCCGCATCGCCGGTGCCCTCGGTCCCGACCGTGACATCCATTCAGACCGGCTCGGCCGGGACGGGAGACCCCAACGGCCTCGCCGTCCACGTCGAGCCGGGCAGCGGCAGCGCTGCCGTCATCTCCCGTTTCGAGATCGACCATCGTCTCTCCGGCGCCACGACCTGGACGACGAAGTCGGTCACTGCCGCCGCCGGCGGCGGATCGATCTCGGGCTACGCGTGGGGCAACACGGTGCAGATCCGCGTCCGAGCGGTCTCGATCTACGGCATCGCCGGCGACTACACCGCCGTGGTCTCGACGACGATCGGGGCGGCCGACACGATCCTGCCCGATGTCACGTCGCTGTCGGTCGTTCGACTCTCCTCCGGCGTGCGCCGCTTCTCGGTCGAGATCGGCACCGGATCGACGGCGACCATCGTCGGTTACAAGCTGCGCGGCCGACCGGGTACCGGCTGGAGCTGGTCTCAGCTCGATGCGCTGCACACCGGATTCTTGACCGGCTCGCCGTGGGAGAGCTCGGAGCCGCTCGCCGAGGGCACCTATACGATCGGCGCCGTGGCGGTCGATGCCTCCGGATCGGAGAGCCTGCACCCGAAGCTCATCACTGCGACGCTCGGCCCCGCCTATGGCGCCGGAGTGCTGCTGCAGCGCCTCGAGAGCGCGCTCGGTTGGCCCGGCACGCGCACCGGCGCATCGATCATCGGCGGCGAGCTCATCGGCGGATCGTCGCTGCCCTCGACGCTCTCCTACGTGCTTCCCGCCATCGATCTCGGATCTGATCTCGCGGTGACCGTGTCCGTCGAGGACTACGGCGTCGCCGGCACTTCGACGATCACCATGCGCACCGGGCTCGATGCCGATGGCGCGCCGACGGGCGCCGCCAGGGCGCTCGGCACCGTCACCGCGCGATGGGTCCAGATCACCATCAGCGTCACCAACGGCTACGACCAGGCGCGCCTCGGCGACCTGGTCACGCTCATCACCTCGTGAGGCCCCATGGCTGTCCGTACCTCGAACCTCCCCGCGACCCCGACGGTTTCCGAGCTGATCGGCAATCAGCGTCTCGATGTCGACACCGTCGTGACGGTGAGGGTCGGCGTCGATGATGTCGCTCAGCAGATGCTCGGCTCCGGCGCGCTGGCGACCGAGGTTGCGGCGCTGCGAGCGGAGCGGGTGGCGGGCGACAATGCGCTGGCGTCCGCGATGACGTCGAACAACCTCGGCGCTACCCAGGCGACGGTGGCGGAGGCGATTACCGGCACCAACACCACGCACTGGATGTCACCGGGCGCGGACAAGGCGGCGCTCGACGCGCGCGGCATCATCGCCGGCGACCCATCGCAGGGGCCGGCAGCATCGTCGTTCGGTACGGCGGTGGCGTTGCTCACCGATGCCTCGGGCAATGTCCTGTGCTGGTGGGATCCGGCCGGCGTGATGCACACCGGCACGCTGTCGCTCGACACCGGCACGCTGACGAAGGGCGGCGCCGACATCACCGCCGACGTCGCCACCAACATCCACGGCGATCTGATGCTCGCCCGAGATGCCTCCGGCGTCGTGCTCTGGCGCGTCACGTCGGCCGGAAAGTTCGTGGCCGATCTCGACCCGACGACGATCACCGACCTCTCCGCCGTGCCGGAAATGGTGGCGGCGCGCGGCAGCCGGGCCGCCCTCGGCGATCGCCTCGCTGCGTTCCTGTCGCCCTACGGCGTCCCGAAACAGCGGTTCGGCTGCCATCTCCTGCGCGAGACGCGGCAGCGGCTGATGTCGCGGCGCCTCGCCGAGGCGCGTCAGCTGAAGGTGGCGATGCTCGGCGATTCCTACGGGCACAACGCGACGCGTTGGGTCGGGCCGGTGGCGTCCTATCTCGCCGCGCAGTTCGGCGATGCCGGCGGCGGCTGGCTCGGCTTTTCGGATCAGTCGGCGAACGGCAACACGTTGAACAACGGCAATGCTCGGCCGACCTCCTACACCTACACGCGCACCGGAACATGGACGACCGACACCGCCTATTACACCGGCGGCGGTCCCGATCTCGGCGCGGTGCTGCCGACCGTCGCCGGCGCGCGCATCGTACTGACGTGTCCCGCCGCCCCCGTGCTCTCCGAAGTCCGGATCTTCTGGGAGGACACATCGAACGGCATCCTGCGCTACTCCTGGGACGCCGGCACCACGTGGACCTCGATCAACACGCAGGGCACCGTCGGCGCGCTCAATTCCGCCGCGCTGTCGGTCGGGATGCCCAACGGCGTCGCCGGCACGCTGTGGCTGGAGCGGGTTTCGGGCACCGCCAAGTGGTACGGCGTCGACTTCCGGAGCGCGGCGAGCGGCGTCGTGGTGCACAAGCTAGCCGCGACCGGCTCGACCGCCCTGCAGTGGGCGACGGCGGCGGCGACGGCCAACTGGCGCAACGGACTGGCGCTGCTCGCTCCCAACCTCGTGTGCGTGATGCTCGGGGTGAACGATCATCAAGCGGCCCGCGATCCGGCGGCGGTGGCGGCCAACATCGCCACGATCCTCGATCAGGCGCGGGTCGCATGCCCGCAGGCGGACCTTCTGGTGATGATGCAGCCGGAGATCCAGCTCGCCACGACGATTCCGATGGCGCAGTACACCGCCGCCGTCGCCGACGTTGTCGCCCAGCGGGACGCCGCCTTTGTCGACCTGCAGCCGCTCTTCGGCGTCAATGCCGCGGACTACGCCTACGGCTCCGCCCGACCCTGGATGCAGTCCGATCAGGTGCACCCCGATCCTCTGACCGGCGGGCGCGTGCTCGTCGACGCCTTCCTCGACGCCATCCTCTATCCGTGAGGTCAGACCCATGCCCGCTCTCGTCTTGAAATCGCCTTCGAACCTCATTTCCGGCGGCCTCGGCAACTGGAAGGATCTGATGCTGCCGCCGGCCGGGGTGAAGTTCGCCTTCGACCTCGGCTCTGCTCTCTCCTGGGCGAAGATGGGCGCGCCGGCGAACGGCGATGCCGTCCTCGATCTCGCCGGCGGTACGGCCGGCAGCGCGGCGGTGACGGCCGGTCAGACCGTGAACTACGCCGGGGGTGGGTGGGACTTCTCGGCCTGCTCGGCGCGGGGTGAGCTGGTGGTGGCGCCCGCCGGGTGCCTCGCCGACATCGCGGCGCTCGCCAACGCCTATTTCATGGTGGCGAGCTACGTGAAGCTGCCCACCTCGGGCAACTGGTCCACCGGTTCCAACGTCTCTCCGATCTTCTGTTGCACCACCAACGGCTCCGGCTATGCGGCCGAGACCGACATGGTGACGGTGGACATGGGTACCGGCGGCGTCGTGCATTCGCGCCGTCAGACCGCCGGCGCCACCATCGACGCCATCACCGTCTCGGCCGCCGCTCACTACGGGCTGGTCACCCAGGTCGCCTATTGGCGAAATGCGGCGGGTCAGGGCGTGCGCCTGCGCTCCTCCGCCGGCACGACAATCGGCACCATGGCCGTCGGCGCCGAGAATGCCGCCTCGTTCGCGGCCAAGGTGCCGCGCTGGGGCGTCACGGAGAGCTTCACCTCGCTCTCCGCCGGCTCGCTCAACTGGCGTCTCTTCCGGGGCTGGATCGAGAACCTCGCGGTTTCCGGGCGCGATCCCGTCACCGTTCTCGATGCCGACTACGCCCGCACCATCGCCCGCAACGTCTTCTCGTGAGGAACAGACATGACCGACATCAACGGCGAAGGTCTCTACTGGTACGATGAACTGATGCGCCGTCGGCCGGCGTCATTCACCGTGGTTCGCACGATGCCGGGGAACGCCATCGACACGAAGGGCGCGGCCTCCGAAAACCACCTGGGCGAAGTGGGCGGCAACATCGCCAAGGCCCTCATCCCCTTCGGCCCGGGCGGCTCGACCACCTATGCGGCCGGGCAGATCCTGCTGGCGCCGACCGAGATCAACAACGCAGGGCGCGTTGCCGGTGGCACCGGTCTAGTCACCTCGATCGGCCTCGCGCTGGCGGTCGCCAACACGGTGCAGGTCGACGCGATCTTCTTCTCGAGCCAGCCCGCCGGCGCCTACGTCGCCGGGGCGGCTTTGGGCACGCCCTCGGCGGCCGACCTCGCCCGTATCTCCAAGGTGATGCACATCACCGACTGGACGGCGCTCAATGCGGCGTCGTGGGGTCAGGCGCCGGCCGAGGCGCGGCTCTACAAATGCGATGACGTGGTCAAGACGCAGAGCCTCTGGGTGATGCTGGTGGCGCGCGGGTCGATCACGCTCGCGGCTGCGACCGACGGCGCTCTGTCGATTCGAATGGCGCGCAACTGAGGAGGCGGGGATGATCATCGCTGGTCTCTCGGCCGCGCTGCTCGGCTCGACGATGTGGTGGGCGGCGCCCACCTGGGCGCTCGACGGCGCGCGGCCCGGGTTCGTGGTCGACGTCAAGGGTGGCCGTAACATGCTCGGCGGCGCCGCTGTCAGCCTCGATCGGATCCTCACCGTCTCCAACAACTCGACGGTGCGGACCTACGTCGCGGCGGACGGGTCGATCCAGACGGCGCCCGCCAACGTGCCTCGCATCGACTACACCAGCGGAGTCGCCGAGCTGCTCCTCGAGGGGGCGGCGACGAACCCGATCCGCAACTCGGCCGCCGCCGGGGCGGTCGTCGGGACGCCCGGAACCATGCCGACCTACTGG